CTTACGAGAATATCCTCCTGCTCCTCCTCCTGCTGCACCATTTGAAGCGCCGTAAAGACCAGCTATACTTCCTCCAGCTCCTCCTCCTCCCCAACATTCTACGGTGCAATATCTCATTCCAAAAGATGGGGTATAAGTACCGCTTGATGTGTATGATTTAACATTAATAGTATTAAATGTGGTTATAATCTGAGCATCATTATAAGAATCTACGCCAAGAGGATATTCTGTTATGTCTTCAGTGCCTAAATATAAAACAAAGTCAGTTACTGATACATTGAATAGTAGGGCAGGATTAAAAGATACTTGTATAGAGAAGTAGTCGTCATCATTAGCCCCTAATGTATAACCAACATTAGATTCAAATGGAAACGATACGCGCACTGCCTCCCAAGAAGAAGATAGTGTGGTGCTATCAACTATTTGTGTGATTATAGGACTAGAGCCTCCTGAGCCAAAGTTCTTATATAAGTTTACTGTGATGCTTGATGCAGAAGAGCTTTTAGCCATAAAAAATAAGCTTAGAGTCTGTGATGGATCTGAAAATCTATTCACATCATTAAATCTAATTTCTAAAACCTTAGATGAGTCAGCACCAGTTACAGAACATGCCACATTACATGCATAACGAGGATTTCCACTTGGAACGCCTCCGGAAATAGGAGAGCCAAATCTTGTGAAGCTAACCACGTCAGTGGCAGTATTTGAGCTTCTAGTGTAGTTCCAGCCTCCATAAGCTACTTCAGTAGTGGTGGCTGAAATTGGTTGTGTGCCATTATTAAGCACAAACTGACCGTTTTTAATGAAGTTCTTCTCTTGACCAGTTGGCTGTACACCTTCTTCAAAAGGCACATTAGGAAACCCGCTAACAGAGAATTGGAATATCCCATCAGAGCTATGCACAGTCATATAATAAAGCTCTATGTTTCCACCACCATCAAAGTCAGTGTCATCATAAGGATAGCCATATATAACAAGATTGTTTCCCTGTCCATCATCAACCGTGCCTATAGAGCTTAGAGTGATAGCATTATCTAATGTAGAAGCAACATCATAACTATAATCTGGTGGGTTGCCAGTTAAAACATATACTGACTTTGGTATATTGCGTGCCTCATCCTGATAAAAGCGTAACTTACCTCCTGCCAAAGGAGCATCAGTTAATTTGTCCCAGAATTGTTCTTGTAATATAGTTAATGGTATGAAATATGTGTTTAATCCGCTCATGCTATCTTCCTCCAAATAAATATTTTCCTGCGCCTCCTACTCCTAATGTTCCAGCCCCTAGCCAACCTAATTTTTTTAAAATATCCATATTATTTAAACTTTGTTCATAACGTTTATTTAAATTAAGAGTTTCTTTTGGCACTGGCTTTCTAAACATAGCGTTTTTACTAGATGATTTTGATAAAGCATTAGTTAAGCCTCGTTTATCAAATACTTTTCCTTCTGTATTTATATAATCATTTAATATTGTTGCTTCATTTCTAGCAGGGATCACATCTCTTCTATGTAATAAATTAGCTTTTTGAAATTCCCCCTTTAATCCCAATCCTTCTACATTTTCATTTATAAAAGAATTAAGAGCATTTCTTTCTTGCAATATTCCGTTTACTTTTTGTGCTTGCTCTGTATTAAGAGAACCTGCCTTGGCTTTTGTTTTCATTAAGTCCCTATATTCATCTCCTAAAGTTTTCCATAACTTATGTGCTGTCTTATATTCTCTAGTTTTATCAAAGGAATTACGAATGCGAGAAAGAGAAGAATTTGAAGCATACATACTTTGCGCTTCTGGGGAAATGTTATTTAATTTACCTAAAGTATCTTCAAGATAGCTTATTGGTTGACCAGCAGTTTTATTTTCTATATTTTTATATATTTCACTAGATGGTTTCGCTATTTGCTCTAAATATTCATTTGTTCCATGACGTGCAAATTCTCGTTCATATTTAGCAGGATTAATATTAGTTAATTTTTTTCCTAAAGTACCAACTCCTTTAGCAATTGGCTTAATAGCCATTCCAGCTCCTTTTAATGCAGGTGGTAAAGCAGCACCAATCGTAGATCCTAAAAGTGGACTTTCTTCGTTTAAAATACCACCGGCAATAGCTCCACCTCGCATTGCTGCTGGAAGAGATGCGCCGCCAGTTGCTGCTGCCAATAATGAATATGGAACACCTTCTTGAATTAATTTATCCAAGATGTTTGGATCATTTATACCGACCATCTTAGACATATCAGGAGCAGTTTCTCCTTGAGCCTTAATTAATTGTCCAATTGGAATGCTTAATCTATGCTGTCCAATTGGTATATTCAATTTAGAATTATAAATATTTTGTATGGTTTCTGGGGAAGTACCAAAAGCAGTTAAAGCCGTAGCTGGAAGATTTCGCACTGATTGACCACCTTTGCCCATTCCAGCAAGGACATCTGCACCAAAACGAAAAAATGGGTTACCACTAAAGTTTGTAGGATATTGTTCTTCTTGTTGAGATTGTTGTTGTGGTTGTTCGTTATGAGGAACAAATCCCAAGTCTTCAAGTCCTGATGCAACAAATCCTAAATCTTCAAGTCCATTAGTCATCATTGTATTACCCTCGCACCACGTTTTAATGCTTCGTCCAATTTTCCTTTTGGTATCATTCCTTTTTGTCCATTTTGAGCAACAACCATCACCATGTCATTATTAGGCTCTTCTCCCTGTTTTTTAGGAGAATAAGACTTGCCATGTATAGCAGCGTCTAAAGCATCTTTGCTTATATAATCAGAAAAAGTATTTAAATTATTATCTATTGGTCTTTGATTTTTTGAATCATACTCAGGTCGTTCATTATTATATAATTTCCACAATACTTTAGTTTGTTTAGGGTCAAATCCAGCATCAGTTGCTGCTGCATTAAACGTGATTCTTTCCCCTGATCTCTTTGCAAGAGATAGAAGAGTATAAGCAACTTTTTCCCTTACCTTTGCATTCATTTTACTATTTGGTTTTAAGCTTTCTATAAAGGACATTTTTGCTTGTGACATTTGACCTTGACCTTTCATACTGTCCATAACTGATTTTTGAAGTACCGCAGAAGCTTGATCAAACTCTTGTCTTGCATCAGAAACGCCTGGGCTATGACCACCAAGCCATCCTGATTCAAGTGCAGTAATTCTTTTTGAGCTTTCAAGCATTTTATTTAATGCTCCTTCAGCAACCTGTGATGCTTCTGAAGCTAATTCTGCTTTTTCTGCATCTTTTGCTGCTTCTTTAATATTTTCTTTTTCTTGAGCAACGCTTATTTGTCCTTGTCTCTTTTCCTCAGGAGTTTCTGCTACTGCTTTCCCTCCTTTCCCAGCATTGCCCAATATCTCCCGTTGTCGCGCCCTTATCTCAGCCATACGTTTTTCTTTATCAAATGGTTGCTGTTGTTGCATTGCTGGCTCAGATTCAAGTTGTTGGTTTGCTTCTCCTAAATATTGAGGAGCTCCTTGTTGTTGTGGAGCTTCCATTTGTTGATTAAAATCACTTACACGTTGTGGAGCAGCAGTATAAGGTTGTTCTTGTTTCGCGCCCAATGCCGCACTAAGCTTTGCAAAATCAGATGGATTAATCTGTCCTGGTAGCCCTGTATAGGATCTCTTTAAAGCATCATCAATGTGGCTAACGTCTTGTGCATTAAGGCTAGGCATATTGGTAGGATAATTATAGTTTCCATTGTTTTGCGATGGCTGCCACTGTTGTCCTGTTCCTCCATTAAGCGCAGCATATTCATCTTCTAATGTTTTATATTCTTTCCAAGACAAGCCTTTAAACTTATTACCAAATCCTACTTCTTGCGCTTGTTCATTTAAAAGCCTGTTTTGAGCGTTCAAATGAGGTATATGTCCTTGATCAATTAACCTATTCTGCGCTAAATAATGCGGTATATAACCTTTATTTATCAAATCTATTTCAGCTTGAGATTTTGGACCATACCATTGCGCCTGTTCTCCTAATAGCCTGCTATGTTGGTTTCTATTGGTTATCTCTGATCGGATGTTTTCTCCATAATATCGATTTTCTGACATGCTTTTTAACAAATCATTAACTTTTTGAGCAGCCCATAATGATGGGTTGTTTTGCTCCATGCTTAATAGTGGAAAATTTGCCATATATATCACCAATTAATTTAAAATTTACTTCCTAGTCCATAACCTGCCGCAGCTCCAGCCGGTCCTCCCATAAGAAAGCCGCCTACACCACCTAACAAGCCCCCGAGACCACCAAAAAGCCCACCTTTTGATTGCTTCTTATTAGCAGCGTTCATATAAGCTAATTCAGCTTGTGACTTCAGCATATCTGACATAGTTTGCTGCCCTTGTCCCGATGCTTGGAATCCCATACGGTTTATATCTCCCATTCCTTGTAATCCTTGGCCATACAGTCCCATTGCATTGTTTAAATATTGGTTATAATCCTGACTTGCTATCCCACCTATTTGGTTAGCCATGTATTCTTGCTGTTGAGGACTTCCTATATATCCACCAGCTGCGGCAGCATTATTCGATGCATTTGTTGCCTGGTCAACGTTATATTGATAGCCAGGTGATTGCTGATAACCAGCCCCAAATCTATTCATCATTGCGCCTGGATCATTCATTAAGTTTTGATATTGTCCTTGCAATGATCCCATTGCATTTTGTCCAGCACCAATATATGGTTGTAGATATCGATCAGTACCTTGCTGCATTTTCTCTAAATATGGATTAGCAGACTTCATATAATCAGTGCCGCCACCCATACCCAATAATCCACCAATTCCTGCTCCTAATCCTGCCCAATCTGACATATTGTCAAACCTTGTCCGTCCTTGTGCTGCCTGTGTCATATATTCACCTTATTTTTTATTGTTGCTGCGATACCTCTGCAACTCCATTTGTTAAAACAAAACTACCCATTCCCCAAAATCTAAATTGGAAAATTAATTCATTGTATCTACCTAAGTTATAAAGGTTTAATACGTTCCTTCTATTGCCCCATCTATTAAGCTCCACACCAAACGGGTTTCCAAAAGTTATTCCCCCATCAGATGAAGTAGAAAAATCAATCTTAGAGGGTTGTTCAGTTTGAGAGTATGCGACGTCATTATCTATTAATTGGTCTCCATCATTATTTACTAGATAGTTTCCATTATCATCAACGAGGTAGTAGTCATAAGTAGTAGTAATTAATGTGGTATGTTCTTTTGTGCCCTGTTCAATAGGGAAAGTAATGCTATTAACGACAAATGGCGATCTGTCTGGCAATGCTGAAGTAGGAGTTATGATTATCCTAGGAATTTCTCTGCCATTAGCCGTGCTAAAACTATCCGATAATTGATATAAATATGAATCATCACTGCTAACGAAATAATAATCATTATTAAAAAAAGCCACTCTTCGGGCTATATGATGATTCTGATCTGGATCACAAAGCGTATAAAACTTCTTAACGTTAAAATCATACGTGAATGTCACATTGTCGCTGGGATCAGCGAATGTTAGTTGATAAAACGTATGTCCGTTTTGTTTGAAGATAAATCCAAAAGAATTCTCAGGGTCAACCAATTGGGATAAGCGATAGTTTATTCCATCATCTGATATTTGAATTGCCGACCCTCCTGAACATACCATTATTACTGGCCCAGACTTTTCATTACTTCCTAGCCATGCAACAAACTCATCACCAGCAGCTATTGTTGCTGCATTTAGACATCCATAATCTATGCTATATCCACTGTTTCTTTGATAAGGGAATAGCTGTAATCCCAAGTCTGTCCAAACCTCAGTTACGGTCTTGCCCATTATAAGAATCTGCCCAGTCTTGCTTGGGATTCTTACGCATGCCATCACATCGTCTGGTTTTGTCTGAAAGCTTCCAACTTGTTGGGA